TCGGAATCGTTGAGCCAGCGCTTCATGTACTCCTGATCATCGATCTTGCCCTCTGCCTTCATCTTGTAATAAAGCGCTTCAGGGATGGATGCCACCAAGTGCCATTCGCCATTCCAGTTGGCCTTGCCGTCCATAGCGTTGTAGATGGCCTTGTTGGCCTCAATGACCGCAGTCACATCTTGCGCAGTCTCAATGGTCACATCGCCAGTTTCAGCATTCTCATGCCAGTAGCGGGTGATACCCTGATCTTTGTTTTCGCTAAATAGTCTTTTGTGAATCATTTAAAAAAGGGCCAGATTTCTCTGGCCCTTCCCGTTGCTTACTGTTAAGAAGTAACCAAGTCAGCGGCCAAGCCGTGAGCGTTTTCTGCCAAGATTTTCAGGCCGTACTCAACCAGCAGCATGCGCTTGTCGGCATCGCCTGTTTTGGCCAGTTCGACTTGCTGGTAAGGACGCAGCACAGTCATCTTTGCGTAGTCAGGGTCAAGCACAAACGCATCACGCTCACGCTGGAAGCGGTTTGCAATCACAGACACATTGCCGAAGTCGCTGACATAAATGTCAACTGCACCGATCAATGTGGCAGGCTTTGCACCGCCGTCAATGTTGAAGCGGCTGGATGCGATACCAGCAAAGCCAGAAACGCGCTGCTTGTTGACAGGGCCAACCATCAGGATTTTTGGTGTACCGCCAGCAGTCCACACCTTCTGAATCACATTCTTGAGAATGGTTTCAGTGAAGGTACGCACAGTGCCATCGGTACGGCCAGCGGCTGGCAGCGTGGTGTAAGTCGGGTTAGCACCGTTGGTGGTGTCAAAGTCAATGTTGGTCTTCAAGAAGGCCGTCAAAGAACCCGTCTTCCGCGCTGTGGTTGAGTCACCAGCAACTGCACCAGTGTTGGACAGCATGATGAATTCTTGGTCACGCTTTAGCTCCGAACCCCTTTTAGCTATTTGGTATGCTAGTTCAGAGCGTCTGCCTGCCTTATTTACTACTTCTTCAGTAGCTGACAAGACAATAGTCTTGCGGCTGATCTGGCAGTAGTTCTGCACGCGCACGGTAGGAACCACGGCGTCAAAAGTACCGACATCATCACCCTCAAGCTGGGCATTGGCAGCGGCTGCGGCCAGTGTATCTGTCTGGTATTCAAACAGAGTATTGGTCACACTTTCGCGGCCAATGTTGGACATAAAAGGCGTTTCTTCAGGCGCAATGTTGGTAATCACATTGCTGAGATCTTCACGAATACCTTTTGCAGAGTATGTGGTGAAGGTGTTTGCTACGATTGTCATGATGGATCATCCTAAAAGTTTGTAAATTGCATCAGCCGCATCATCGATGCGACCCGTTTTTGCAAGACGCTGCTTTGCACGGACTGCCTCACTTGTTGTCGAAACCCGACCCGCTGCTCCTGGCTTGGCTGGTCGTGGGCCATTGTTCACCACAGGCTTGATGCCTTGACGCTTACTTACCATCTGGTCAAACAGCGCTGCTTTACGCAGCAGTAAGACCAGCCGGTGATCGTAAACACTCTTCAAGTCTTCATCAGAAAAACCGGCAGACTTGGCAGACTCAATCAGCATCGCTTTTTCTAGCTTTGCTTTCTTTGCGTCTTTCCACTCTGGCAGTGCCGCCAACAGCGCATCTTTCTGGCTTTCCAGATGCTGCTGCATAGACTGCTGCTGCTCTTGCTGACTCAACTGGTAAAGGCGCTGCTGCTCGGCCTGAATAGCGTGTGCCTTGTCCTGTCGATCCCGCAAAACCTCTTTTTGCCGCACCCACTCGATTGGGTCTTCGTTATAAAGACGATCCAAATCGACCTGCGGCTCTGAAGACTGAAGCTGGGCTTGCAATGCTCCCAACAATTGAGCGTACTGTCCACGCTCGGCCCGAACTGCCTGCGTCTCTGCCTCGACTTGCTTTCGCACCTCGGCAATCTGCTGCGTTTTTCGGGTGTAGTCCTGAGTCCTTGAATAGCCTTTTTGGAGTTCGTCCAGCGTCACAGCGACTTCCTTACCGTCAATCTTGACGGTGAAAGTCTGTGGCTGTTCTTGCTCCTCTTGCTCTTCCTCTTCTCCAGACTGTTCCTCTGAGGTTTCTTCATCTGGCGCGTCTTCCACACCAGACTCATCATCCTCAGAAGCCGCTGCCTCTAAGTCCTCTTCGGACTCTTCGGCTGACTGCGTCTCACCAACTTGCGCTTGTCCTTCTTCAGGGGCCAACATTGCTGAGATTGCACTGGTCGCCTCGACCACATTCATTGCTTGTATTTCTGCCATAGTATTTTCTTAAATTAGATTTTTCTGTGATTTAGTGATAGCGCTCTGTGCAATCTTTCCGTTGTCCATTATTTTGGTCAACTCTTGCTTCAAGCCATCAATGGCCTGCAACATGCACCACGCTGTCTCCCTCTTCACAGACTCTTCAGGTTTCGATGATCGAAATACCCAAAGTTGGTCATTCTCCAATTTTGCAATCGCAGTGTTGAGGGTTTCGTCCTCAAGCAACTGCTTGGCCTTTCGGCCCTTGTTTACCTGGTCTTCATTTGTCACTTACTGTGCCATTCCATTAAAGGTTGATGGATTCATCATCGGCTGCATCGGTGGCTGCTGCTGCTCAATAAACTGAGCCGCCTGCTGCTGGGCCAGTGCCGCCTGCTGACGAATTGCTTCACGATCAATATTCTGAGCCGCATCGATCTCAGCCGTATTGATCTGTGAGTTGTACTTTAACTCAATTTCATACTTTTTGAGGTACAGATCTTGGGCCATCTGATCGCGCTTCAAATCGTCATCCATCATCATTTGCTGGCGCTTTAGCTCCAATTCTGCCGCCTTCTTTTGGATGTCGGCTTTGATGGACTCGGCCTGCACCTGTGCCAGCAACTCTTCTGGCGTAGCCTTGGGCGCTGGTGGCGCTGGCGGCACATAGTCGGCAGGGATGTCCTGAAAGTAGCTGGACGCATCCTTGAACCCAGACAACTCCACGATCTTGCGCAAGGTATTAGAAAACTGCTGCGGGGTGACCAATGGATTTTGAGTGCCAAGCTGCTGCAATATCTGCTCTTGCTTGGCCATGATCATCATCAGACCTTGCAAACGCTCGTTGGTATCGCCGTTGCCCAGACCGATGTTGATGCTTGCGTCCATGCTGGTTTCCCAGTGGCTTGGGTCAATCGTCACAAACTCGTTGCGCATACGCACGATCCGAGCCTTGTCTTGGTGAGTGACCACCAAGAACAAAATGCCCTTAAACAGCTTCTTCATGCCCTCGGCCAGAATGCGTGCCGTCAATTCAATCCGGCTCTGGCTGGCTGACACTGTGGCGGCCACTGCCGCCTTGGTGCTTGACTGCAATGCGTCAGCGTTCAGACCCATCGCCGCCTTGCTCATGCCGGTGCGGTCTTCGCGGATCTGATCCATGTACTCCAACATTGGAAATGCAGCCTGACCCACAAATGGGGTGGACAGAGGCTGAACCATCCCAGGCGCACGCATACGGATAATCGCGCCGGTTTCGTTGTTCAGCACATCGTCAATGTTGACTTGGCCTTCAACCACCGCCGTGCGGGGGTGGATCGACTGCGCCAGACTGTCCAGCGTATTGCGCAGGATCTCCGATTTGATCTCTTGCAAGTCATGCGTGATGTCGAAAATCGACATCGCTTCCAATGGGCTGGTGTGCGGCTCTGGGTCGCAGGGAAAGTCAGCAAACGGGATGTAGCTGGCCGGCAGGTTGCGCACCACCTTGTAGCCACTGCCCATGCAACAGACCTTGCGCAACTCTGGAAGGCCATCGCCGTCATAGTCAACCCGTGAATATGCCTCGATGTACAGCACCCGCTGCATCATCGGGTTGGCTGCGTCATTTATGCCAAAGGTGGTGGATAGCGGCTGCCGCGCCAGATACTCGTCATTGCTGTCCAAGTCGCTGCTGGAGATATTTTCGTCAATCTCTTCTTGGTCATAGCCCATCGCCAGCAGGTCAGCCACTGTGGCCATCTGCCGGTGGGCAATGATGGTGGCGTCATCAAAAGACCGAGCGCGTCTGTCAAGCAGCAACTCCTCTGGCGGCACGGCCATCACAGTGATGCGGCCATCCTTGGTAACGCGCTTGACTTGCACATCGTGCAGCATTGGCGCTGGCATCGTCACCGGCTGACCCGTCATTGGGTCAATGGTGGTCATCTGCATCTCGTCAATATCTGGGTCTGGGTAGGAAACCACAATCTTGACTTGCGCATCAGGCTCTTGCATCACCATTTGCAGGGTCTGCTCATCCAAGCCGGTGTAATCGTCAATCTTGACTTTCTCGTCATCAGTCCAGTAAAACTTGGCAATGCCGCACTTCCTGACCAGCGCATCCTTGAAAATGGCGTAGGTAGTCAAGAATCCGCTGTTGTCGTTTTGGAAAATGTAATTTACATAATCGGTGGCCTGCTGCGCAGACTTCACATCCTCTGGCCCCCGAGGCACAAACTCAACCACATTCTCGCTGGAGAAAAAGACCTTCATCAGGCTGGGCAGCATGGCGCTTACAGTGTCGCGCACCTCCATCGCCACCACCTTGCTGTTGCCCTCGACCTCGTTGCCGAACAGGTCGCCTCGGTAGTACTCAGTCCCCCGCGCACGGGTTGGCGACAGGTCGCTGTCCACATAGCTGATGGCATCAGTCAGATCTTGCGTGATGATCGCTTGCAGTTCCGCATCGTCCATCGGGGTCTGGGCTGCAATGTCGGTGGATAAATTGTCGGTAATGTTTTCAATCATGGCTGTGCCTTTAGGTAAACCGCATTGCTTGAATTTTAATCTTTAAAAGCCAAACCAAGCCTTTGCATATTCTGGACGATTCTCCATGAGCCACGGCAGCGCGTCCTCATGCAGTTTTTGGGCATTAAAGCCAATCGTGTTGCTGCCGATGTGGTGGACATAGCTGGCACTCACAAAATGCGAGTAGCCTTTTTCGATCAAATCCCTACAATGCACATCGTCACTGTACCAATTCAGAGGGGGAAACTTTGCCTCCTCAAATGCTTCAGCCGAGATCCACGCGAATATCGGGCTGACTTCCTCGGCCATCTTGATGTGGGCCTCAGACGGGAATTTGTAAAAGTTCAGCTTCTCGGGTTTCTCAGTAACCCTCACATTTTGGCAAGGCCGCGCCGCATCAGTCCTTGATGCAACCCATCCAGCCTTGACGCTGTGCATGGTCTTGATGATCGCCACATCCTCAATCAAGGTTTTGACGCTGGTCGGCGTCAGCACAATGTCATCGTTGGCCACGATACAAGATGACCAGTCCTTCATCGCCGCCTCAATCACCTCGTTGTAGTCATCGCCAAAGTTCCTTGGCTGGCCATAGATTTTGTAGTCAGCCTCAAAGTTCTCAAGCACTGACTCTGGCCCCCGCAGGTAGACCGGACACTCTGGCGCGTATTGCTTGATCGACTCCAGCAGCACCGCCAGCCCATGCCCCCTGACTGTGGCAATCACAATGGGACTGATCATTTCTTGGCTTTGTTTCTGGCGCTGATTGCCGCCGCCTTACTTTTGGCATCGGCCTTGGAGCTTGCGCCCCATGCCTTGAGACTCAGCAGCAGCCTTGTCGGCTCGCCGTTCTTCATCTCAGGCCCAGGCATATTGCCCATGCGTGCCAAGAACGATGCACGCCTCGGATTGTCGCCAGCCTTGACGGGTGGCTTGATGTCTTGGCCGGCGGCTTTCAGGCTGGCCCGTCCAGCAGCGTTCAAGCCCCCCTTGGGGTTTTGCCCTGCTTTGCGCTGCCAAGCTGGGGTCTTCATTTCTTCTTCACTGGCTTGGCGGTCTTGGCCGCTGCCTTAAAGTCGGCAGTGCTTGGTGCGCCCTTGCTGCCAGGCTTCCTCATCTTCTCTTTGGAACCAGCAGCGATACGCGCCTGTTTGGCGTTGATGTTGGCATAGAGTCCAGTTTTCATTTCTTTGCGCCAATCTTGATGACCAGCATCGGCTTGCCACCCATGTCCTCACCCTCCATCGCGCTGTTCTCACCTGCCTCGTATTCATCGCCATCTTCATCCTCGTCACTGTCAGTGACCCATGCATCGCAGGTACGGCTGGCCGCGCACTTGAAATCAAAGATTTCGCAGTAGCCCAGATCACCTTTTTCAATAACTTCCTCGGCATCACCCTCGCCGCCAATGCCCTTTTCAATGCAGTCGAGCATTGATTCCTCTTGATTAAAAGCCGCGCAGTTACCGCACCGGCTCATCTTGGCATCCTCAATGCTGACCTCCCACTCGTCTGCCTTTTTCTTCCAAAAAGCAGTATTCGGCAGGTCGGGATTCTCAGGGCCGTAGTTGGCGCTGTTGATCGCCTTGGCCCTGTTGCGCAAATTGATGGTGATGTCTTGTGTGGCCGTTGGGCAGCTTTCGCCAGCCTCATCGTCACCCATCAGTTGGGTCATGGTTTCTTTGATCGTGGCCATCAGCGCATCCCCTTTGTTTTCATGTTCTTTGCAGTCCGGCTACCGCGCATGGGCAGCTTGGCAGTTGACAGCGCAATGGAAATCGCCTGCTTTGGATTCTTAACCGGCTTGCCGCTGCTCGTCAGCTTGCCTGACTTGAACTCGCCCATCACCTTGCCGACCTTCTTCTGCGCTTTAGTCATCATTTTCATAGCTTTCACCTTAAACAATTTCAGTGACAGAGAATGTGGTGGTCGTGCCGCACACCACAGCAATCTTGTGGCCAGGAGTGACCTCAATGTATTCCACAGTGTTGATTGGCAAGCATTCCGATGTGGCGTTGCTGGCCGTTGGGTTTGCACCAACTTCATAGTGCAAATGTGCTGTGCTTGTGTTTGCCAGTCGAACAATAGTAGTTCCAGCGGCAAATGCATTTGACTGCTGGCTTGTTGATGTTACCGAGATTACTTGGCTTGTGCCAAATTGGCCAAAATTGCAGAGCTGGCCATTGTCATCGCGTGAGAGTTTTGACATGTCGGCCCCTTTAGGTGATTTGCGTGATGCAAATGTCAGTGGCCGTTGCGCCGCGAATCACCGCAATCTTGTCGCCGCCATTGACCGCAATGTACTCCACCGCATTGACCGGCAGCATGGCGCTGGTCGTGATGGTGGCCGTTGGATTTGCACCAACCGCAAAGAATAAAGGCGCTGAATTTATATTAGCCAGACGCACAATGGTGCAATCAGCAGCCACAGCGTTTGACTGCGAGCTTGTGGCTCCAACTGTGATCACCTGACTTACGCCTGGGCGGCCAAATGTTGCCACCTGCCCATTGTCATCCCGTGTCAATTTACTCATGTCAAATCCCCGTGTGGTTGTGAATGCCCAATTATGCAACCCGAACTAGGTTTCGGCGCAGGGGCTGGCTCCACTTGCTGCTGGCCGCCGACCCAAACATCCCTGCCACGGCATCGCTGGCAAAGGTCAAAACAAAGGCATCGGCCTTGTCCGGTGACGGCAGACCCCGCTTTTTGATCTCGTCCTTGCCCTCAATGGCAATTTTGCCACTTGATGTGAAGGTGTAGCGTACTGTGGCCAACTCGCTGATCAGCACATCATCCTTGGCCAGTTTGCAGTCCCGCGCCTCAAGCCACGCTTTGGCCTTGTACCAAAGCTCGGCCTTCAAGTTCCGATAAGTTCCGCCCATAGCTGGGCTTTCTGACACATTGATCCCCCGCGCCGGTAGACCCAACTCCCGCAGCCGGTCAACCACCCCAGCGCCCAGACCGATGCTGTCCACCAGAATCTCCCGTGGCTGCTCACTCGGGGCCAGTGCATTGAACTCGGCCACCACCGCCCCCGTCAACTGCATCAAGTCCAGATTCTTCCAAGTGCGTATGCTTTCCGTCACCACATTACCCTGCCGCTTGCACAGCGCTGACCTGTCCGAGCCAAACCGCGCCACATCCAGCCCCCAGACCATTGGCGCTGACTTGCTGGCCGCCACATCCCTGTGGAGCGCACTCTCAAGCAGATCCATCGGGATGACAGTGTCATCGTCCCCTTTGGGAAACTCCCCGATCACCCTGATCCGGTAGACATTGCTTTCCTCGCCGTAGCGCATGGCCATCTCTTTGACATACTCATCACTCACCCGTGGCGAGTCGGTGCATGCCACTTGGAAAGTTGTCCACTCCTGCGCCAGCCTTGTGTGCGTGTCGTAGAAAAACCCGCTGCTCCTGACCGGATTGCCCAGCAGCAAAGTCACAGCGTTGTGCCCAGACATCGATCCAGCAGCCGCCTCAAAGACCTGCTCCGGCACACCTGATGCCTCATCGGCCACCAGCATCACATACTCAGAGTGAATTCCCTGCAATGCCTCGGGCTGCTCGGCCCGACTTGTCCGAGCCGAAATAAACATCTCAGTCGGCGCAGCGTTGAACTCAATCCTCTCCTGCTTGACAGTCAGCAGGCTCTGCAATGGCGCAGGCATTGCGTTGATCCAGCGCTTTAACTCCGCAAACATGGCGTCATACAACTGCGAACTTGTCGGCGCTGTCACCACCACCTTGACAGGGCTGCGGGTCATAAAGTACCACAGCATCGCCCATGAACTTGCCGTGGATTTGCCCACCCCGTGGCCAGATCGCACGCTGATCTTTCGATCTCCACGGGCAATCGCCCCCAAGAACTTTTCTTGCCACGGGTCTGGGTCTACGCCCAGCACCTCCTTGACAAACAGCACGGGGTCGTTGTGGTATCGCTCAACCCACTCGGCAAAGACATTCTTTTTTATCATATGCGTCAATTTTACAGGCTGGGGCGCTTCTTTGGCAGTGGACTCCAGTGAGTGTAGAAGCTGGAGTCGCTGCCCAGCACCCCGTACTGCGCCACCCCGCCGATGCTCAGTAGCTGCAACTTTGCGCTGCGCGGTGTGTCCTTGTCAATCGGCATCCAGTAGACATCAGTCGCCACCGCCACGGTGCTGGTCGAGTTCATCTTAAAGCTGCTCGGCAGGTACACATCAGCCATGCGCCACCGCCTTGGGTGACTTCATACTGGCCCGCTGCTCACGCCTTTTTCGGTTGTAGTCGCTCCAGTAGGTATCGGGCTTGATCTCGCCCCTTTTGATTTTTTCTTCAGTCGTGTACGCCATCCAGTCAAACGGGGTTATTGGTTTCTTTTTCATTGCAGTATTTAATGTGGAATTCATCGTTGATCTGTCGCTGGCACAACTCGCAAATCGGCTTGCGAAATATTGCGTCATACCGCTTGGCGTAGTCTGCATGGCTGACCGACAGCGGCCTCAGGGCCGATCCCTTGCCACCATCGCTCATGTTGACTCCAGCCCACGGTCAAACGCCCATTGATTGGGGTCGATCTCTTTGACTGGTGCTGTCTCTCCAGCAGTCACGCATTTGCCGCCCGCGTTTGGCGTACTTACCGACCCGTTAGGAAATCCGTAAAAAGCCTGTGAGCCGGCTGCAATTGGCGGTGTGCAAGTATGAATCGTAATCAGATCAGCAGTGCGCTTGCCGCACCTTGGGCAGAAGTTGCGCTCCTCTGGCTGTGCCAATGCGTCTATCCATTCGCGTACCTGTGCATCGTCAAGTGACAAGCCTCGTTTCGTTGCAAAGTCTATGATTGCATCTGCTGCTGGCGCTGCGTCATCAGCAGCCGACAACACGATGCGCTCTTTACGCGAGGTAAGGTAGCCCATAAAGTCAAACAATGCACCAGCAATAACAGTGCGCGCCACAGGCTCTTGCACTGGCTTAGGTGGATAGTTGTTGCTACTGCAAGCTACGCACTCATACAACACTGCTGCTTTGCATTCGGGGCAGGTAGGCTCCTGCACTGGCTGTGCCAAGGCTTCTTCGATGGCGGTGATGGCTTTGCCACATTTGACGATGTAAGGCTGGTCATCGCTTAATGCTGATTCCAGCGCCTCAAGCACTTGCTCCAGCTTCTCTCGTTCAATTTGAATCATGTGTTCCCCCTTGCTCGTATGGCGTCACCCCATGTGCCGCCGCCTTCTTTCAGGATGTGGTCAACCGCCTTCGCACACGCCTCGTTCTCAGCGGCCACCATCTTCTTGCACATCAACGACCACGAGGTGTTGGCTCGGGCGTTGGCGGCTTCTGTGGCTGCTTCTTCGACAAGCTCGGCAAAGCGCTCAAGCTCATCGGGATAGAGCAAATGACAGTCTTCCCATACTCGGACTTTTCCATTGTTTACCTCCCGCGCCATGCGGATGATGTCTTCTTTGTTCATGCGTCCACCCACTTCCAACCCAGCACCAGACGCACACCCATGCGGTGCGCCCAGCAGGGCTTCTTCGGCAAGTTAAAAATAATCCACCCGCCATCGGCCTCGTCACCCATGCGGTAGCCGCCAACAGGCGGGGGCGGGGTGCGTATCTTGAGACTTCCTGTGTCGTATGTGTTCATTTGCTGCCCCCCAAAATCATCTCCTCCAACACAGCATTCGCTGTAAGCAAATCATCACTGATAGAAGCGGGCAAAGGGTTCTTCGTGCTGTATGCCCAAGACTCAAGTGCCGACAGCAGCTTGAGAATGCGCAGTGCGTCTAGCTTGGTCATTTCTCATCCTTTGCAAAATGCGCCACGTAACCCTCGTAGCAGGACAGCCAGAAGGCTGCAATCTTGTCGTCAGGCTCTGCTTCCAACTTGATCTTGAACTCTTCTATCCTGCGCTTCCAATGCTCAATGACGGCTGCGGGTGGTGCGTATTCTGTAGTCATATCAGCAAGCTCCAAATCCAAACGCCAGTAAAGAACAGTGCCAAGCAGATCACCGCCAGCACACCCATGATCGCGGTCAGCATCGCCGTGCCAACGGTCTGCCATGCTTCGGGTACAGGCTTGATGTCCTCGGGGACAATCGGGTACGCCTTGACCTTTCGGCGCTCGACAACAGCGGTGTCGTACTTGCAGTCCCAGATGCACTGAGGCAGATGCGGGCAGTCGATGCGGCCCGTGTCGCAATGTCTTGTCATTTCGTCCTCGCTTTCAGCATGGCGTCGGCTTGTGCGTATGCAAAATTGGCGATCTCATTTGGCATGTACTTCCAATCAGCCACCTCCAAAATCAAAGCCTCCATCGCCTTGGCCGCGAAGTAGTCGCGCAGGGTCATGCCTACATTGCAGCAGTCTCTGTCCAGCGGAAACGCTGGGCCACCTGTTTCGTCAATCATGCCGCCTCCTTCACTTCTTCCGTGCTGGCCACATACGCCTTCAGCCGCTTGATCCGGCTCTTGTTGTACGTCACCAGCGCCTGTGCGTACTCCACACCCGTCTCCGCACGCAGCAAGGCCATCTCGGCCTCCAGCAACTCGCCGGCAATCGCCTGTGCCGGTGTCACCGACCGCATCAGCAGCCTCAACTCATTCCAAATATCTTTAATCATTTCTCGTTCTCCTTTTAATTAATCTACTAATTGTCATGTGACTAACTTCAAATATCTTTGCAACTTCTCTTGTGGTTAATCCTTGGTCAAATAACTTATATACCCGACTAATAGATATATTGACCCTCGGCCTTCCAGCACCTTTTCTTTTCCCGCCATGCGTCATTTATATATATCTTCGCGGATTGCAATCTCAATTACTTCCTTAAAATCATCACTGATTAACTCAAATATATCAGCGCCACCTACCCAGACCTCAACCAATATCACCTGTTCAGGGATGGCTGGCTCAATAACTACCCCGTCTTCCAATATCTCCGGCTCTGCGCCCTCCCACTCGTACCAGCACTCCAGACTCTGGCGGCACAATCCCGTCACATATTCATGCATCAACTTCATGCTGCTTCTCCTTGTAATGCCCTGCGGATTGCCTCATGCGAGACAACTACCATGTGGCTGGTTTTTAAAATTGCCGATATGGCTCTAAACGAAATTCCTGTCGCCCTCATCTCCTTGGCGTACGCCAGTGCCGCCTGCTCTTCAGGTTTTTCCACCAGCACTGCCGCCTGACCAGTGCCTTGGATGGTGTACCCGAACTTGGCCGAGCCACCCAGATGGCCGCCAGCCTTGCGCTTGGCAGCTTGCCCCTGCTTCTGCCTTTCCTTCAGCACTCTGCGCTCATGGCCTGCAAAGCTGCAAAGGATCTCCAGCATCAACTGCGCGTAGATGTTGCTGCTGTCAGTGACATCCCCGTGGCCGTTGATGATCAGCTTGACACCAAGCTCCTTGCACTTCTTGATCGACTGAAGCGCATCCAGCAAATCACGGCTGAACCGATCCAACTTGGCCACGATCACAGTGTCGCCCTGCTGGAGTGTCACGCTGTTGGCGCTGAGTCGTGCAAAGAAGGGGTCTGCACCACTCACGCCGCCATCCTCAATGAACTGGTCAATGACCAGGTTGTGGCTCATCGCGTTGCCCTCGATCTGGCGCTTCTGCTCCTGCATGCTGGTGTTGTCCACCTGCTCTGTGGTGCTCACCCTCACATACCCGTAGACTGTCATAAGTTGCTCTCCCTGTTAATTTATTGACCTTGTACGCAATTATGTAGCAGGTTGGCAGGGTGTCAAGGGGTTTTTTAAAAAAATTTTTTTTAGGGGGGAGGGTTGGTAGGTGATTAGTGCCGCATCAGCCGCCCCCGCCTAGGCGCGGGACGGGGGGGTCTCGGCGCGGTGGCGGCCAGCCAGCGGCCACCGGCCCCAGAAACCGAGGGTTAGCCCTCGTCAATCGTGTCTTTGTCAAGGCCGTTTACGGGCGTGACACTTCTATGCCGCAATGCGTCCAACGCCAGGCTGCCAAGGTCGATGTTCACCAGAGGCGCGGCCTTGTCGCTGTACTCGTCACTGAGCTTGCCGGCCAGCCACGCACGCCGGTCACAGCGCAGCTTGGCAAGCTGCACCTCTTGGATGGTTGCAGCGTCTGCAATGTCGATGGTTTGCTCGGCTAAACTCTGTGCTGCTCGCGTGCGTGCGCGAGCGTATGCCGCCGTGCGCCCCTCGCCGCCTCTATCAACCCATCGGTCAAAGGTAGCCGTACCAATCCCCAATACCTTGCACAGTGCGGAAGTTGTGCCGCCATTTGCAATGTATTCGAGGATGGCATCCTCACCCCCGAACTTGTGAACAGCCTTGTTGGCTACGCTGAGTTCAGCCTTCTTGTTCTGTGCTGCCGCAATGTTGACGGCACTCTGGTCGGCCATCTCGGTCAATGTGTCACGGCTCATGCCAAGTACTCCTCAATGATTTTGAAACCCTCATCGGCTGATCTGGCGATAACGCACAGATAGCCCTCTTTGTTCAATTGCTTTGCAATGCAATCCTGCTGCCTGCTAACCACCCCTACCTCAGTCTTCATCTCCACAAACAACCCACCAAACCCCTTGGAACGCTTCAGGACGCACAAATCCGGCATCCCAGCCAATACCCCCTCACCGTGCAGCCTAACGCGCTCTGACGCCGTTCTATCGCCCCCATTCGGTATCGCCGCAATCAGCACATCCGGATAGAACGCCCTGACCCGCTGCACCAGCCGCACCTGTTCCTTGTGCTCAATGCTTTGCCTCTTGCGCTTTATGTCAATTCCCACCATGCAGGTGATTCTACGGACTCGGCAGGCTTTGCGGCATCCCGATCCACGAACAGGTGGCAGTGGTGTAATACTTTTTCTGGGATGCACAAGTTGTCGGTCTTCGTGCAGAAGTCCTGACTGAACGAAACCTTGGCCCACCCGTTCTTGACCATCACGGCGCTGAACATCCATTGCCCAGGTCTTTCGTTGACCCTGCGGAACTTCTCAAACTCCTCTGCCTTGAAGTTCCACTGCTGTCCCCTCGACTCCAAGTTCGAGCAGTTTTTGCACAAAACTCGTTCATCATCTTTCCATTCATCTGCCTGTGGATAACTTTTCACTGTCAAGCTCCTTAGTCGAGGTGACCAAGTCGAAGATACCTCCCAAAGAAAAAAACCGAGGTATCTCCGACTTGTCAAGCTCATCAAAAATCGGTGATTAGGCTGTGGATAACCTGTGGACAACTCCACAGGGTTATCCAACAGCTCCATCTTTGTCGGCGGGACTGTCCCTTCGAGGTCTCGCCGAGGTCGCGCCGACTCCTCGACTTGGATGGAGATCTAAATTCAGCCTTCATGGCGGCCACCATTGCCCAGCAAATTCCATGCATTGTTCTCTGCATCTGGTGCGAATCGGCGCAGCACTGACAGGCCAACGGAGCGTTTTACATCGCCTTTTGACGCTCCAGGCACGGCAGCATAGACTTCAGCCCATTCCAATTTGTAGGCATTCGGATGTAACTTGCATTCCTTGGGAGCGTTTGATCCCTTGCGGATAACGACCCCTTCGGGATGCTCGTTCAGGATTGACTGCACGAATGAGGCCGCCATGTCGCACTTGTCCATGACCCTGAGTGACTTGTTTTCTTCGATTCTTTGTGCTGCTTCCTGCTTTCTGGAGGATTCGCTTGTCGGGTACGGGATGACTGTGATGCACTGGACATCTTGAGGATTGCCGTGTTTGGTGATTACGATTTCATTGTGAATGTGGGTCTGAAAGCTGATCTCACGGTGGATTGGCTCATATCGGGTTTTTATAAGCCGCATGAACCTGTTCTTTTCTTCATCCATGAACAGGATGGCGGTGAGAGTTGCATCACCAGTGAAGGCAGATGCGCCACGGGCCAAGGCGCTGTCGTCACTTGTTTGTGCGGTCTTGGCGGTGTGGGTGATGATCTTTATCGGTGTGGAGAGTTGAGTGTAAATAGTCTGTTTGATGGCGGCCATGTAACTGCCGACCTCAGAGTTATCATTCTCATTATCTATTTCTAATGTTGCATTGGAAGTATCTATTATGAGGAATGGTCTTTCAGTAGTTGTGTGTCTGATGACATTCTCTGCTAATAATAATATCTCTGGGACTTTTGATCGCTTTGATTCAATGACGATAAACCATTGGGCGACTTCATCGGCATTTAGATTCCAGTACTTTATGTAAGCATATAGGGATTGCCTGACTTGATTGGCATCCTCGGTGACATAAAGAATCTTTCTGCGGGATTCTGTCTTCAATGGTGAGTCGGATAGAGTAAATCCAGCGGCAATCAGGCAGACACTGACCATTGCCGTGGTCTTGCCCACACCAGGCTGGCCGGCGGTGACGCTGAAAGAATGAGCGAGGAATCCATCGATCAGATATTCAACAGGGTAGAGCTTGGTCAGGTCGAGGTTGAGTTCTTTCCAGTACGGGGCTGGCAGGTCTGTGGGTATTGGCTGGTCACTGGCGACTTGAGCCTGCTGCGCTTGGATGTAGGTGGAGAAATCATCGACTGCCGACTTTCGCTCTTCGGCGCGGCTCGGTGTCGAGTACCCGCCTTGCTTTGCATGATGAAACAGCGTGCCGATGGATACGCCCTTGCCTTGGTGGAAAGACTTCCAATGCGTGTCGATGTCCTGCTCTGATTTGTACTTGCTGCCTTGGCTTGACCAGCCGGCCCAGAGTTGGTGGCCTTGAGCGCCAAAGGCCGTATGCAGCGCTTGGCCGATCTCGATCCATGTCGTGTAGTCGCTGTCAGGGTTGATGAACTGGAGGGCAGATGCCGCCTTGCTGTAGTCATCGGTGGAGCTTGACAGGGTTGGTTGGTACTCCTGTTTGGGCCGTGGCACTTCGGCTGGCTGGTTGGAGTTGTCCTGCTCAATGACGCCCCACATCGTGAGCAAAGACAGTAGATTGTCATGGGTTTCGTTGGATAGCTTGCCGTTGAGCTTTGAGCCGGACAGCAGCACCGACTTGCCTGGTGAGGTTGGCAGCCCAAACACCTCGATCTCTTGGCCGCCGCCCAGCTTGTACTTGGGCTTGATCTTGTCCAGATCCTCATCAGCCACGAACAGGAAGACATGCCGCCCCCTGCCGGAGACGCTTACCTCCGTGAGTTGATCCTGCTGCTTGACCCACTCGGCCATGCGCTTGATGGCAATGTTAGTTGCACCTGTGGAGTGCTTCATGTCCACATCAAGGCAGACAAGGTAAGCGCCTTGGCTCATGGCTGGGGTCTGCATCACGATGCCCAGATAGTTGCCGGCTGGCGCGGCATCCATCGTCAGCACCTCTGATGCGCTGTAAAGCTGATCAGGTGGA